CGAGTTCGTCAACTGGGACACTGACATTCAGTACTACATCGGTATCAAGGGATACCGTGGGTCTGACTTCCTGCCCGAGCAGGAGTATCTGCAGGCACAAGGTGCTCCCGAGCAGATCACCAATCGCTACGAACGCAAGTCCAAAGAGATCGCCCAGGCGACTCAGGAACGCTTGTGTCACTCGTTCTGGAAAGACGGCAACGTCGCTGCCAACGCCTACGACTTCACTGGGATTAAGACCCCACTGAGCTACGCGGCTGGCACTTGCGGTGCTGCTGACAAGGTGGGTCTGCCTGATGGGTCATACGCCGGTCAGTCCTGCGTACTCGGCAACCTCGGTGGATCTTGGTCAGCCAACCTGGCAACCAAGCCAAATGCCTCACTTGCCAAAGACTGGCCGTTCGGTCAGGGTTCAAGCGAGTATGATGGAACGACCCCACTGGTTGTCAACTACGCTTCAACAGCGTGGGGCACCGGTGCAACTGACTGGGCAACCAACGCCATCGCTGCCACAAGCTACGCTCAGACGGCAATGCTGCACCGTGGGGGTCAGTCGATGGTTGGTGCTCCTTCACAGGTCTGCATGGCCTCTGAAATGTTCACCGAGTTCAAAGACTCCTTCCGCGAGAACAATCGTCAGATCATGCCGTTCAAAGACGGCGACCTCGGTTATCCGGGCGAGACTCTGATGGTTGACGGCATGGTCTACTCGATGGACTATGCAATCCCTGCCGGTGAAGCCTACATGTACTTGCCACAGTACGTTGAGGCGTTCTTCCTGCACAACGACATCTACGGTGTCATGGGTCCTGAGTACAGCATCCCACACGTTGGATACCTGTACTACATCAGCACCTACGGCAACTTCAAGTTCCTGCCGAAGTACCTGTGTCGCTTCGTGTCAGAGACTGCGTGATAAACCCGAGGCCGCTCTAGCCCGGCACTTCGGTGCCGGGCTCCTCTCCTGAATCTTTTTCTCCAATGAGGTAATACTTATGACGATTACGAACCAGGCCCGCCTCGGGTCATACAACGTCATCTCAGATGACAACATGCTTGGCCAGGTCGCGATGTTTCAGGACCAGGATCAGACCGATCCAAACGCCCCTGTCATCAACTCCGGCACCCCTGTCTATGCCATTCTGGTGAAGAACGGTTTGGGTGGTGTCGTTACTCCAAGCCTTGGCTACACGTTCAAGTCCGGCAAGATCGGCAAAGAGGTCGGTGCATTGTCCGGTGCCAATGCCATCTGTGACGGAGTGGCTGACCCATTCGTGTCAGGCACCATTCCGGACGGAGCATACTTCTGGCTCATCATCCAAGGCCCTTGTGAACTCAAAGCAGGTGCTGCAGGCATCACTGCCAACGCTGAAGTTCAGACCGCAGCGAACGGCCTGTTCGTGGACGGCACCGCTGGCACGAATCCAATCGGACACGTCGGCAAGGCCAACGAAGCAGCGACCTCTGGCAACTTCGCACGAGTGTACTTCCGGTCTCCTTTCGCAGCCGTCAAACCCTGATAACATGCCCGCTGCACCTCTCCAGACAATGTTGACGGAAGTTGTACACCCGAGACTTGTTTGTGACGTGCCTCTCGGCGGGTTTTTCTTGAGTCGAACCACCAAGTGTGGAAACGATACCGGGGCCGTTCACGCGGCTCCAGCCTTTACTTTAGTACCCTAGAAAGGTGGTGATCCCATCTATGGCCGATCAACTTCCTTGCCAGCCACCCGCTGGTATTCATTCGCAGTCCACAGCACAGGTCGTGAGTCCCGGTAACCCAATACAAAACCCGTTGATGCCAAACACACAGCGGTGATAGAGTTTAATTAGTCGTACGAGGACTAACCAAACTACCTGGGGAAACCCAGTTTAACCCTGCCCTACCGACTCGTACTCGGTATGTCGGGGTTTTTTTTCATAGGTGAAGTATGTTGCACAAGTGTGGCGTCTACGTGATAACCAACACTGTCGACGGTAGGGTATATGTTGGAAGCACCGCGAAGTCGTTTCGACGAAGATGGTCAAGGCATGTGAGTTTATTGAAGAAAGGGAAACATGAGAACGGCTTTTTACAAAGGGCGTGGGATAAATACGGAGAGCAGTCTTTCAAGTTCGAGATACTGGAATTGTGTGACTCATGCGACGTTCTGGCGAAGGAGCAGGACGCAATAAACGTGTTCGATGCGTGTAACAGAGCAAAAGGGTACAACCTGAAAGCTAAGGTGACTACGAATCTCGGTTTCAAAAAAGGATCTGGGATGTCTGAGGAACGGCGACGGTCGCAACTGTCTCCTGAATACCGGGATAGACTGGTTAAAATGAGTCATGACCTGAGGGATAACATGCCTGAAGTTCTTGCTGAGAGGGGAGCCCGACTTCGAAAGAAGTACGCCGATAGCCCGGAGATGCGGGACAAAGCCGCTGCTAAAACCAAACTGGCGTTTAAGGCTAACCCAAGTTTAGCCGAGAATCACAGCCAGCGAATGAAACAGAACATGCGGGACCCTGACTTCAAGAAGAACGCATGTAGTAACTTAGAAGCGGTACGGAACGACCCCATCAGACACGCTAAACGGAACGAGAAGGTGAGGGAAGCTTTATCCAGACCGGGCGTCAGAGCCAAGATAGGTGCAGCTATTAGAGCCCTGTGGGCTGACCCGGAATACCGAACTAGGATGCTTGCTAAAATCAAAACACGTAAGAGGCGTTCATGCAGCATCCAGTGACAGGCTTAGTTAATTTCCCCGACAAGGTTCTATGCCCAGCGTGTAACCTGCCGGTTCTCCCAGAACACATACTGCCCAGAGGTCTGTGTATGTCATGCGACGATGATGCAAAGGTAGCGGGGACGATGGCTGTCATGGCCAGCAAAGTCCCACAGCGAGGATTCAAAGAGGCACTGGCTGAAGTCAAGAAAGCTGGTCGGCCCCTCACGCTTGACATTGCTGAAGCAGCGATGGATGAGTTGGGTGGTGCCGTTGAGCTTGGCAAGATGATGGCACAGGACCTCAAGAAACTCCGAGGGGATCACCTGCCCAGTGAACTCAAAGAGTTTTTTGATCCAGATTTTCGTACGATTAAATCGCTTTATGAAGCGATGATCCGCTTGACGTCCGAGCGGGATAAAATGGTGGGAGACGTAGGAGACCCACTAGATGGTATATCCGAAACTGACCTAATGGCGATAGCCTCAAACGCGGCTCTACTGCGTATAGAGGGTGACGCTGATTTTCGTAGACAACTACTTGCGGAGATAGTAAAGTTCGACCCCAACGCTGTGGTGGAGGCCGCCGGAGAAGCGTTGAATATTTTGGAAGTGGGACCGAAGGTGGAGGTAATTGGGTAATGGTATGTGATGACAACGGAACAGGCGTTTACAGAATAACAAATATCGTCACAGGTAAGATATACATCGGCAGCACTGCGGTGGGTTTCCGTAGCAGGTGTAGTGGCCACCAAAGATGGTTAAAGAGTGGCAAACACCCGAACCCTGCTCTCCAGAATTCTTGGAACCTGCACGGTGAGACTAATTTCCGCTTTGAAGTTTTAGAGCATTGTGAACCAGAAGATGCAGTGGCTTGCGAGCAGAAGTGGATAGACACCCTGCAACCTTTCGAAGACGTAGGATACAACCTTTGCCGAAAAGCAGGGTCTGTCCTAGGCATAAAAAGGAGGCCGGAGACTCTTGCCAAGATGTCCGTAGCTAGGACTGGGAAAGGACACTCAGAAGAGACCAAACGGCGAATGTCGGAAATATCTTCGAACATCTCTGACGAGACACGACGGAAAATGTCTGAGTCTGCAAAGAGAAGAAGGGCTAGTGCTGAGACCCGAGAGAAGATGTCAAAAGCATCCAAGGGTAGACGGCATACTGAGGAGACCCGTAGAAGGATGTCAGAGAAGGCTCGAAACCCCTCACCAGAGTTGAGACGAAAGCGGTCAGTGAACGCCAGTAATAAATCGGAGGCTTGGCGAAAGAAAATAAGCGACAGTGCGATAAGTCGGCGGGAGGAGACCTCAGCAATCCAGCGTGCCCGTTTTGCCAACCCGGAAGAGAGGTTGAGAATGAGTCAAAGCCGCTAAAGCTAAAGTGGTACGTACCGACGAAGATAGAAAACGGTTACGAGATGCGGCTGTTGCCAGATGGCAGAGTCCGGGATACCGGGAGCGACGGGCTGCAGCCCTTGCCAAAAGAAAGCAAGAGCGGGAAGCGGACAAATGCAAACAGATATAGCCGACCGTATCCGTGCATCACTGACGCACCGGCGTGAACTCCAGCAAGGTCTTGCTGCAGCCGCCAAGGTTGCCAAGCAGAAGCTCAACGCACTGGACATGTTCCGCCCGACTGAGTATCAGGAAGCGGTGGTGTTGTGTGACGCCACTGAGATCCTTGTCCAAGGGGGTACACGCTCAGGCAAGTCTACTATCGTTGCTGTGATGATTGCGGCATACCTACTCAACAAGCCAATCACGTTCGCAGACGGCACTCAGCACTACGTTCGTGAAGAAGGATGGAGGGGTAGACCAGTTACGACCTGGCTTGTGGGGTTGCAGTTAAATCATCTGGGCCAGACAATATATCGACTGCTGTGTCGCCCCGGTGCATTTGACATGGTGCGGGATAAGAAGACCGGTATGTGGCGGGCATGGCAGCCAGGCCGTATCCCCGGCGACGAAGACATTCCAGTGCAAGACAGGAAGCCAGCACCCCCTCTGATTCCTCCATCAGAGATTGCCACCGAGTCTTGGGACAACAAAGCCAAGCATGAGTTTGCGAGTCTCACAATGCGAGACGGGTCGTGGGTGTATGCCTACGCTTCGAGCGGTGCCGTGAAACGCGGGGACCCAGTCAACCGCATATGGATCGACGAGGAGATTGAGAACTCCGAGCATTACCCGGAGTGGCAGAGTCGTCTGTCTGACCGCAAGGGAAAGATATACTGGACCTCTTGGCCCAGTATGAAGACACCTGCACTCATCAATCTCTACCGTCGCTGTGTTGCACAGCGTGACGAGGTTGAGCGAGGTGTCAGGAAGAAAGCCGACGTTGTCAACTTCAAGTTCCGTGGGTCTGATTCACCCTTCGTGGACGATGAGGAGAAGCGGAAGCGTGCCGAAGGTTGGACCGAGGATCAGCTTCGTGCCCGTGACCACGGGGACTTCGTCATGGATACGATCCAGGCGTATCCAGAGTTCAACATCAAGTACCACTGTGTCGACTACGGGCCGAACAATCCTCTGAACGACAAAGTCACAGAGGCGATGCGAAAGTTGAATTGGAACGTACCGCACGACTGGTGCGTCGACCTGATCCTTGACCCAGGTACAACCCGACCAGCTTTACTCTGGGCGGCAATCCCGCCGGAGGCTCTGTGGGACGACGGTGAGCCATACCACATCATCTTCAGGGAGATGGCTATCCCCAATATCGACGCCGCTGAGATGGGGCGTCGGGCCAAAGCCGCCGACCCAGGCAGACGGTACTCCCGGTTCATCGGGGACAGAAAAGCCGGGGATCAGACGCCGATGGGGTTCTCGTGGGACGTGTTTGAGCAGTATTCAAGGGAGTTCCGCAAGGCGGGGTTGAAATGTCAACTAACTGGTGATATGTTTCTCAGAGGTGAGACAATCTGGGTAACACGAGCCATGAAACTCCGGTCACTAATGCGGTCCAGAAACTGCGGGAGGCCGAGGCTTCGGATCGTACCCCACATGTGTCCGACGTTAGTGAAACAGCTTGAGACCGTAGTCAAACAAGTGGCTAAGGAGGCAGTGCTTGATAAGTTGGCACCGGGGCAGGTCCACGACGTTCTTGACACGGCAGAATACTATGCCGGGTTCGAGCCGAAGTTCTTGGCACCACCTCCCGGACCGGCCATCACTGACCCCGGACAAGCGATGTTTGAGAACGATCAGAGGTTCCTGAATGGGATCTTCAAGCAGAACAAGAAACAAGATGCCAAGGGTCCGATCGTCCTTGGTATCCCATAACCCCAGACCGGAGTGCCCCAGTGAAGCAGTCAGACCTTATCCGTCAGTTTATCATCGAAGACCAGCCGGTTATTGTCGCCATCGGTGACGTGGTGTGGCTGTTCAACGAGAACCAACTTGACACCATGCCGCACGTTGCCACTGTCACAGCGTTTGGCGAGGACAACATGGTCGACCTGACATACAACGCCATCATCGGCAGCAGACTCGTACCAGTTCAAGGGGTATGCCTTGTTGGCGATGAACGACTAAAGAATGCCAACTACCGGAAGCGTGGCTCGTGGATTCCACGGGGTGCGTTCACATGTCTTAAACTGAAGTAGGTCCGCGATGCAGCCAACGGCAGAGAACATCCAGCAATACCTGCTCGGACCCATTGTCAGTCAGTGGTACGCCCGCTTCACTTCTGCACAGAAGGAGAAGGAGCGTTTCTCTGTCATGGCAAAACTCTGCCGTCAATTCCTCGGATCATCTGCTAAGGCGATGTGGGAGGATGCGTTCCGGAAAGAGTTCTACCCTGCCGTCGCACAGCCACAGTTCATGGTCTCGCTCAACAAAGCGTTCGAGCTTGTAGCCATCATCGGCCCATCGCTCTATTGGCAGTCGCCCACCCGCGAAGTCAAGAGCACTGACATCCCTGATCAGACTCAACTAGCCCAATTGTTCGGTATTACCGATCGGGACATGTTAGAGCAGATTCAGCAGATGCAGGGGCAAAAAACTACCGAGCGGGAAATGCGTAATTCTCTGGCATCTTTGGTGCTGGAGTACATTGGAAGGGAGCACCCAGGTGGTACAAAGATCGACAACGAACTTATCATCCAAGACGCCCTCGTTACTGGTCGAGGGTGTGGTTGGACTGAGACCTACACCAACCGATCAACGGGTGAGCCGATGGTCGGCACCTTCTACGACCCTGTCGACAACCTCCTCATCGACCCTGACGCTAAAGACCCTGCCTTACGAGACGTCAAGTGGATGGCTCGTAAGCACGTTGAGCCTGTTTGGGTAGTTGAGCGCCGCTTCGGGTATCCTCCGGGATATCTTCAAGGTCGTGGCACGCACGTATCCTCTGAGTATGCTTCACGTATGGAAGTTGAAGTACACAAAGGGAATACAATGTACCAGGATCAGATCGAGTGGTACGAGGTCTGGAGTTGTGGCGGTATTGGTGCCCGAGTAACCGGTATCAACGCGACGATGGGTCAGGCGTTAGACCAGTTGACTGGGGATTACTGCTACCTCTGTGTCACTCGCAACCTGATGCACCCGCTTAACCTTCCACCAGCCTTGGTGTCGCAAGGTAACGCCGATCAGATCCGCGAAGCCTTGAAGTGGCGAACAAGCCGCTACGGCTCCGTATTCGAACTGTGGCGTGACCGGAAGTGGCCGGTCCAATTGTTGGACTTCTACCCAGTCACAGGGTCCTGTTGGCCTATGGCGGTACTCGGCCCAGGTATCGGCTCTCTGCTCGCAATGAACATCCTTCTCGTGTCTCACCTGACGATGAGTTGGGACAGACGGCGAGACATCATTGCCGTCAACGGGGCGTACGCTGAAGACGTTGAGGCAGCAATCAAGGGTGAGAACAACCCGGCTGTTATCAAGATCAACGCAGCCTCGCAGATGAGCATCACCGACATCGTGGCGTTCGTGCAACGCCCCGAGGTGCAAGGTAATCTACTGGAGTGGATTCAGTACCTTGACAACCAGTTCCAGATGGCCACGGGGCTCGACGATATTCACTACGGTGTCAGTCAGAAGCAGGCCCGTGTCAGTGCCGACGTGAATGCCAAGCAGTCTGCCGCCAACGTACGGCCTGAGAAGATGGCCACCGACGTCCATCAGTTCGTTGTCAGCACTTCGACCAAGGAATTGTGGCTGGCGGCACAATACATCAAGGGTCAACAGCTTCGCAACCTGGTCGGTGACTGGGGTGCGATGGCTTGGGACACCCTACTTGGCTCGATGGACATTGACACACTGTTCCACGAGATGGAAGTGTGGATCGAGGCTACAGACCTTCGTCGGCCTAACCGTGACAAGGACATGGCTGACCTTGAGCGTATCGCTCCGTTCTACATTCCGGCAGTACAGACATACGCTCAGTTGACCGG